AGCAAAAAATAGCTTTGTTGATGCCAGTGTTTCCGCAACAATCTAACTTTCTCGCTTTTACAATATCTGGAGCATATACAGTTGATTGGGGTGATGGTGTAACAGAAAATGTTGCATCTGGTGTTAAGGCTCAACATGAATACTCTTATACCGACCCAGATTTAAATGCCACCGTTACAAGTGATGGTTATAAAATGGCAGTTGTAGTCATTACTCCTCAAGCTGGTCAAAATATAACAAGTGTAAACTTTAACCAAAAGTATGCACAAGCTGGATCTACATTTCCCGATTCTTCTCCTATATTAGAAATAGCTTTATCTTGCCCAAGTTTAACAGGTTTAACTCTTGGTAATGCAACCGCTTCTTCGGCTTTTTGTAAAAATTTAGTTAGTTTCAGTGGAGTCAATATAGGATTATTAACTGACTTAACTAATTCATTTGCAAATTTAGTTTCATTAAAAAATGTATCTTTTAATGATCTTACTAATATTACTAATATGACTAGTATGTTTTTTGGTTGCACTACTCTTACAACTGTACTGCTTTTTAATACAGGGGCTGTTACTGATATGACTAGTATGTTTCAGAGTTGCGCTTCTCTTACAACTGTACCACTATTCAATACAGCAGCTGTTACTAATATGAGTAATATGTTTCAGAGTTGTACTTCTCTTACAACCGTACCACTATTCAATACAGGGGCTGTTACTAATATGGTTAGTATGTTTAGTGGTTGTACTACTCTTAAAAGTGTTCCACTATTCAATACAGGGGCTGTTACTACTATGGGTAGTATGTTTCAGAGTTGTACTTCTCTTACAACCGTACCACTATTCAATACAACAGCTGTTACTAATATGTTTAGTATGTTTAGTACTTGCACTTCTCTTACAACTGTACCGTTGTTTAATACAGGGGTTGTTACTAATATGTCTTTTATGTTTCAGAGTTGCAGATCTCTTACAACTGTACCACTATTCAATACAGCAGCTGTTACTAATATGGCTAGTATGTTTAGTGGTTGCTCTTCTCTTACAACTGTACCACTATTCAATACAGCAGCTGTTACTAATATGAGTGGTATGTTTAGTAGTTGTACTACTCTTAAAAGTGTTCCACTATTCAATACAGGGGCTGTTACTACTATGAGTAATATGTTTCAGAGTTGTACTTCTCTTACAACCGTACCACTATTCAATACAGGGGCTGTTACTAATATGGTTAGTATGTTTAGTGGTTGTACTACTCTTATAACTGTACCACTATTCAATACAGGGGCTGTTACTCTTATGGGAGGTTTTATTCCACCAAATGGTATGTTTAATGGTTGTACTTCTCTTACAACTGTTCCACTATTCAATACAGCAGCTGTTACTAATATGGGTGGTATGTTTAGTGCTTGCAGATCTCTTACAACTGTACCACTATTCAATACAACAGCTGTTACAAATATGGCTTTTATGTTTCAGAGTTGTACTTCTCTTACAACTGTACCACTGTTTAATACAGGGGCTGTTACTAATATGTCTGATATGTTTAATGCTTGTACTTCTCTTACAACTGTACCGTTGTTTAATACAGGGGTTGTTACTAGTATGTCTTTTATGTTTAGTACTTGCACTTCTCTTACAACTGTACCGTTGTTTAATACAGGGGTTGTTACTAATATGTCTGGTATGTTTAGTGGTTGCACTTCTCTTGTAACTGTACCGTTATTAATTTCAGGAGCAGGTACAGACGCTAATAAATTTAATGGTATATTTAGTACCTGTCCAAACCTTACAAGAGCAGCATTGAATGGCTCAGAATATTCAATAAGTTATAGTGGTTGTAAATTATCAAAAGAAGAATTAGAATCTATATTCAATTATCTAGATACAATAGGTGCTGCTTCTCAAACAATAACAGTAACAAGCAATTGGGGAGCGCCGACACCTGTAACTCTTACAGGAACTACAACAGCTGGAAGCACAACAATAACAATGGCAAACACCACTGGTATTGCTGTGGGTATGCAAATTACTGGTACTGGTTCCCCTCTTACATCAACAAGAGCAGTAACATTTACCGATGCAGGTGATTTAGTCAACCTTGCAAGTCATGGATTAAGTAATGGAGATGAAGTTTCTTTTGCAACTATAGTAACAACGACTGGTATTGTTACTAATAGAATTTATTATGTAGTCAATGCTGCGGCTGGAACATTTCAAGTAGCAGCAACTCTAGGTGGTCCAGCACTAGCATTAACGACAAACGGTTCTGGAACCTTACGCTATCGTACACAGGTTGTATCTATTAATCCCAACGTAAGCATCACAGTATCACGACAAATGGCTGCGGGAGGTGCAAATAGTTTAACATTTAGACAATTAAGAACTGGAACAGCCCTATTAAAAGGCTGGGCAGTAACAGCATAATTTTATGACATCAGGATTTTACAAAAAAGATAATGAGGAACTTTTATATGCTCCAAACATAGTAGAAGGAAATGGGTTTGTATTAGTATCACAAGATAAAGACCAATATGAATATCCAGTAGATGGATGGTATTGGTTTGATAGTGAAGAAGAAGCAAATAATTTAATTAAACTTTTTAAGTATAATCAACTTTAACATTTTTGCTTTCAAAGGTTTTTATTTGTTCTGGATGTTTGGCTCCTTTTCTTTCTTTAGAATAGTTTTCAAAATACTTTTCTTTAACAGGATCTTTTCCACCAGCCAAATCAGCTCTCCTCTGACTCATTTCTTTACTGTAGTCCAACATGTCTCCAACTGTTCCTTTTTTTGATTCCGTTCTATTGTTAAAGTCTTTACAACTAAATGGATCTATGCTTGTATCAATAGATGCGTTTGGACTATAAAAAATTCTTACCCAATTATCTTCATCGCCACTTTCCCCAAAGTATTCATGTTTATCATTCATGGATTGAAATACATCTTTATATTCATCCGTTAATTGATTTTTATATGTATAAATTGGCATATATATTATATATAAAAAATAGGCAGAAATTCAATTCTGCCTATTTTTATTTGTGTTAGTTTATTTTTATATCTAGACTATCAGATATGGATTTTTTTGGAAGTGTTATTTTTAGTAATCCATTCTTGTATTCTGATTTGATATGATTAATAGAAACAAGATTATTAAGATTAATGGCTAGATCCTTAGATCTTTCTTCGTTTTTGGCTTTGATTTTAAGAAGCTCATCAGTTGCTGTAATTTTAATTTCAGATTTATCATATCCAGCTAGTTCAAAATCAACCAGATATACGTCTCCAGAATCTTTAATATGGGCGTTTTTTAAATTACCCCTGGAGCAAAAATCCGTTGATCCAAATAATTCATTAAATAATGTATTCATAGACTTTTTCTATATCATATATTGTGCCAATTGTCAACCGTTAAAAATACTAGATAAAATCTTATCTGTTGTATTGGAGTATGTCAAATTGGCCGCTAATTTTTGTCCCTCTGTGTTAATTTGTCGCGCTTTGTTTTCGGCCTTTTCCATTGCAGAGATAACTGATTCTTCGTTCCAATTAAAAAATGTACCTTGATTAAATTCTGAGTTTTTTTGAAAAAAAACTTGATCATAGCAATCAAACTCACCATCTGGCTCAACTAAAATTGAATTGTCTTTATTTGCCCAGTCTTTATGAGATGTTTCGTTTAAAACGATGCTCCATTTACCAAGACATGTTGCATTAAATGCTGGTAGATTCCAACCTTCAGCGCCACTTAAACCAGTTAGGTCAATATCAATTGAATTTAAAAGATCGTTTACTTCTTTGTTTTTTTGCAAAAATGGAAGAAAGTTAATATTTGTATATCTCTTACCATCTAACACGTTTTGAATAATATTATTCATATCTTCTGGCTTGAAGAACGGATTTGTAACACAGCATGTCAATTGGTATTTATTATTATTACCATACTTCTTCAGCCATGTTTGAATTATTTTTCCTGTGTGTTTTCTTTTTTCAAATTTACCCATTAAACCAAAATGAATTACATTATTTAGATAATTTTTATTCGTATTAAAAAAATCACTGTCGAACCCAAGTGGGATAAAATTAGAGTTGCTGCAGCCTTTATTTAAAAATAAATTTTTTGAATAATTTGAACTAAAAAATACTTTTTCTTGAGCATTGGCTATCGAAATTTCAGTATTGGTAGGTTGGTTGCACTCATAAAATGTATATAAATATTGATTTTTATTCTTCCTGTTTTCACTGCCATTCAAGTGCCACAATTTAAAAGATGGTATTTCTTTATCCAAGAAAGAAAATCTATTGTCTATCGACTCCTGGAGGTAATTTAAGAAATTGGACTGCAAATCAAAACTATTAAGATCGATATTTCCAACTGGGAATAAGCCTATCTTGATATCCTTATTGAAGAATTCTCTTATAATATTTAATGAGACGTTTCCAAGACTTAAAGAATTAAGTGGGGCTTCAACTAATAGTTTCATAAATTAAAATGGGATATCTTCGTCTGCGCTTTGATTTGCTGTTTGTTTGTTAACCTGTGATGGTTGTTGAGTATTCACGGCTTGAGTAGAGTCTTCTTTTTTACCGCTTGATAAAAATTGAACATTAGATGCCTTGATGAAATATTTTGTCATTGTTTTTTCGTCTTGCTTCCAGGAGTCCATACAAAGCTCGCCTTGAATTAATACTTCTCTTCCCTTTTTTAGATACTGAGAGCAGATTTCTGCGTTTCGATCCCATGCTTCACAATCAATGAAGCATTTAGTTTTTGAATTTGGATTTGAAATTGCGATGCGCATTTTGCAAACCTTTTTGTCGGAGCCAATTTCTTTCAATTCTGGATCGTTAACAAGATGACAAGCTGTAATAATTGTGTTATACATGGTATATTTGTTTCTTTATGTTGTTTATGAATTTATTATGTATGTTAATACATCCTTGAATCGATAAATTCAATTCTTTAGCTATTTTTTTCCAAGGAGTGAGTTTATTATTAGACATGTAATATCTCATGTCAATAATTTTTTTCAATCTTTCATCTTTTTCTTCATTTAATATTTTTTTAAAATCTTTTAAAGCTTCGTATTTGTTTAATTCATCTAAAAAATTATCACAACAGGGTTCTACAAAATTTAATTCATCATGAATTGAGAATTCTTTATTTTTTTTAAATTTATTTAAAATATTTAAACATTTCCATTTTGTTTCGTTTGCTAGATAGGTTGAAAATTTAGTTGATCTATCTGGATCAAATTTTAATGCGGATGAATATATCGTATAATCTTTTTCATCCATTATTAATCCTCTGTCTATCGCGTAAGACGATCCTTTCGCAAATTTTTCAACCATTGACGTATAAATACCAGAGTGTCTATTAATTAACTCTAACAAACTCCATTCGTCATTATTGTTTTTTATTTTATTTATAAGGGACAAGTCGCTTTCCATAATTCAAAAATTTCTTTATTTAGAACAGAATCAAGTATTTCATTAGAAAGACTTTTCAGCAAGGATTGGTCATTTGAGGTCATCCATGTTAGAGAGCTATCGCATGAAGCTGATAAAATTTTATTATTAGTCTCCTCCAGAGAGTTTGCTGGTTCTATTGTTTTTCCATTTTCATCTAATCTTGAAATATAAACAACCAAACCATTGTTCTCTTTCACCCATTGTAATTCATTTTCAAACCTCAAATCAGTTATAATTAATACTGATTTGTCATCATGTGAATTTTTTAATTCTTTAATCCATATATCTGGATCGAGTTTTCTTCTGACATTAGAACCCCAAAAAACGAGGAAATCTCTAATAATTTTTTTCTCTTCCGAGTCTTCGGTAAAAGCAGAGATTCCAATTGTGTTTTTTAATAGTGGATCGACTTCAAGCTTCAAAGATTTTGCGAAAGAATTAATGGATGTTGATATTCCATATTCATTTAATAATTCTGATAGAAATCCACCCAATGTATCCTTCCCAGATCTTGCATTTCCAGCTATTGCTATGATTCTGTTGTTTAAACTCATTTACGTTATGCGAGTTATAGAGCAAAATAAAATATTTGTCAATAAAAATTATTTCATATAATATATTTATATTAATTAATATTAATATTTATTCAGGTAAGCTTTTCTGTAACGTTAACGTTATTATATGGACAATTTTCAACAAGTCAATAAAAAAAATAATAATTTTTTCGACTTGCAAAATTTTAATTACAAGGTATAGTGTAAATACATTGCTATGATCTTTGAAGAACAAATCTCCCGCAAACCTAATTTATACCCTTGGACAGAACAATTTATTGAAGCTATGCACAATGGCTTTTGGACAGATAAGGAATTTTCATTTAAAGCGGATGTCCAACAATTCAAAACCGAATTGACTGGTCAAGAAAGAGAGATTATTGTTCGCACATTATCAGCAATTGGGCAAATTGAAGTCGCTGTTAAAACATTTTGGGCCAAGCTTGGTGAAAACTTACCACACCCATCGCTTCAAGATCTTGGTTATGTAATGGCTAACATCGAAGTTATTCACAATAGCGCATATGAAAGACTTATTAGTGTTCTTGATTTAGAAGATGTTTTTGATGAAAATCTTAAACTTGAGTGGATTCAAGGAAGAGTTAAGTATTTAAAAAAGTACACGCATAAATTCTATAAAGATTCAAAGAAGCAATATCTTTATGCTTTAATTCTATTTACTTTATTTGTTGAGAATGTGTCTTTATTTTCTCAATTTTATATTATCAATTGGTTTGCGAGATTTAAGAATGTTCTTAAAGATACTGATCAACAGGTAAAATATACTCGCAATGAAGAAAACATTCATGCTTTAGTTGGTATTAAAATAATTAACACAATTCGTGATGAGCATCCAGAACTTTTCGACGAAGATCTTCAAGAGAGAATTCTTCATGAGGCTGAAGAGGCTTTTAAATCAGAATCTAAAATCGTTGATTGGATGGTGAATGGAATCAACGAAGATGGATTATCTGCAGATATTTTAAAGGAATTCATTAAAAACAGAATCAATGAATCACTATCTCAAATTAATTTTCCAAAAGTATTTAAAATTGATGAAAATCTTATATCATGTACAACATGGTTTGATGAAGAACTTTTGGGCAACAACATGACTGACTTCTTTCACTCAAGACCAGTCGAGTATAGCAAAAAAAATCAATCATTCAGTGAAGACGATTTGTTTTAATTTATGAAGAACGAGGTATATTGGCTAAACAAGGATTCAAGAAAATTTCTTGAAAGAGGGTATCTGACAGAAGGTGAAACACCAGAACAGAGGATTAAAGACATTGCTGATAGAGCTGAATCTTTATTAGGTAATCTTGATGGTTTCTCAGAAAAATTTGTCAATTACATGTCAAAGGGTTTTTATTCCTTATCCAGTCCAATTTGGAGTAATTTTGGCCGTGAGAGAGGTCTACCTATTTCCTGTTTTGGTAGTTTCATTTCCGACCAAATGTCTTCAATTCTTGAAAAAATTTCAGAAGTTGGTCAAATGACCAAAGCGGGTGGAGGAACTAGTGCATATTTTGGAGCGTTGCGTGGCAGAGGAGCCTCAATCTCATCTGGCGGGAAATCTACAGGTTCAGTACATTTTATGGAGCTTTACGATAAGCTTATGAATGTTGTTTCTCAAGGCAATGTTCGTAGAGGTTCATTTGCCGCTTATCTACCTATCGATCATCCAGATATCGAAGAATTTCTTAAAATTCGTGGTGAAGGTCACGAAATTCAAGAAATGTCAATCGGCGTTTGTGTTTCTGACGAATGGATGAAAAAGATGATTGAAGGAGATAAAGAAGCTCGTAAGATTTGGGGTCTTGTGATCAAGAAACGTTTTGAGTCTGGTTATCCATATATTTTCTTTTCTGATAATGCTAATAATCAAGCTCCTCAAATGTATAAAGATAAAGGGCTTAAAATCAATAACTCTAATCTCTGTAATGAAATTATGCTTTCTAATTCAGATGATGAATCATTTGTTTGTGATCTCTCATCTCTTAATCTTGAGAAATGGAATGAGATTGCTGAAACAGATGCAGTAGAGACCCTTGTATATTTTCTTGATGCTGTAATGTCTGAGTTTATTGAAAAGACAGGTGGTGTCAAGTTTATGGAGGCTCCACGTAAATTTGCTATTAATCAACGCGCTCTTGGTGTCGGTGTTCTTGGTTGGCACTCACTACTTCAGTTAAAAATGATTCCATTCGAATCTATGGATGCTAAGCTGCTTAATGGTCAAATTTGGCGCACTATTAGAGAAAAATCAGATAAGGCAACAATTGAACTTGCAAACTTATTTGGAGAACCTCCAATGCTTGAAGGATATGGTCGCCGCAATTCCACCACTCTTGCGGTCGCTCCAACAACTAGTAGTTCATTTATTTTGGGTCAAGTTTCACCATCTATTGAGCCGCTTAATAGCAACTATTTTGTTAAGGATCTAGCCAAGGGTAAATTTACTTATAAAAATCCTTATCTCGAAAAGCTTCTTAAAGAAAAAGATAAAAATGATCAAGAAACATGGAAGTCTATTTTGATTAAAGGTGGCTCTGTTCAACATCTTGATTTTTTAACTCAAGAAGAAAAAGATACATTTAAAACATTTGGAGAGATTTCTCAAAAAGAAATTATTATTCAAGCAGCTCAAAGACAAAAATTTATTGACCAAGGTCAATCACTTAATTTAATGATACCACCAAACACTAAGCCAAAGGAAGTTAATGAACTTATGATATTTGCTTGGGAACAAGGTATTAAAGGTTTATACTATCAACGCTCTAGCAATCCATCTCAAGAACTTAGTAGATCAATTTTATCATGCTCAACGTGTGAATCTTGATAAAAAATATATATTTTTTTTAAAAAAAGTGTAAGATTAATATAATGGAAGTTGATTTTTCATCTAAATTAAGAAGTTTTTTTGGAGTCGAGTCTGATGCAGCATCAAGACCTGGACCAAAAAGTGGAGCGCAAACACCTTCTAAACCATCTGAGCGCAGAAGGGGTTCAGAAAAAAACAAACCAGATTCAGCGTCTTCAGATTCTGATTCAAAAATTACTTTTACTGAAAAAGTAATTAACTCTTTAAAACAGAAGGTTTCTGATCATAATGAAAAATATGATAAAAAAGTTACCCTAAACCAATTAAAGAAAGTTTATCGTCGCGGTCTTGGTGCTTTTTCAACTTCTCACAGACCTGGGCAAACTAGAAATAGTTGGGCAATGGCTAGAGTCAATATGTTTTTAAAAATGCAGAAAGGTGGCAAAGTTAAAGATTCTTACCGCGCTGCAGATCAAGATGTCGCTAGAGGAGAGGAGCTTTATTATGAACAAAAACCAGAAGATTGTTTTTGGGAATTTGACTCAATTGATTTTGATTTAGCTCGTATTGATTTAGTAAAAGCTGGTGTCGATATCGAAGAAGAAGGTGATATCGAGTTAGATGATATTGATTATACAGAAGCAGAAAAGAAAACGCTTAATAAACCATTTAGATTACCAAGTGGATCAAATAAAAAATTTGGCGTATATGTTAAAAACGATAAAGGTAATACTGTAATAGTTAAATTTGGCGATCCAAATATGGAGATTCGCCGCGACGACCCAGAGCGTAGAAAAAGTTTTAGAGCGCGTCATCAATGCGATACAAATATTGGACCGAAATGGAAAGCCCGTTATTGGAGCTGTAAATTTTGGTCTGCAAAACCTGTTTCCTCCATGGCATCTGCTGAAGAATTATTATTGAGCGATGATGATGGTTTAGATTGGGGTTGGGACGATTCTACATTTGTTGATCAAGACCAAATTTTTACAGAAAATCCAGATCTTGAAAATATTGAAGATTTTTTTGAAGAAGAAGAGCTTTGATATTATAATCATGCACTAGCATGAATTATCGAGTATCAGTAATCACTTCAATATTTAAAGCTGGTGAATTTATAGATCACTTTTTACAAGATATAAAAAGACAATCAATCTTTCATGAATGTGAATTCTTATTATTAGATGCAGATTCACCACACGAAGAGTTGAACGACATAACTCCATTTTTAGATTTTAAAAATATTAAATATTTTAATATTGGCAACTGCTCAGTATATGAAGCATGGAATAAAGGAATTGAATTATCAACATCCAATTTTTTAACTAATTGGAATACAGACGATAGAAGATCTTATAATTCATTACAAAAACAAGTAGAAGTTTTAGAATCTAATAGTTCAATTGATCTGTGTTATGGATATACAATTCAAACAGACAAACCTAATTTAAATTTTGAATTTTGCGATAAAAATAAAGTCATAAATTGTTATGAAGGTAAAATTGAAGACATGTTAAAAACCAATTCTCCGCACTGTATGCCAATGTGGAGAAAAGACATGCACGAAAGATTTGGACTTTTTGATACGAAATATTTTTCAGCTGCGGATTATGATATGTGGTTAAGGGTTTTAACTGGTGATGGTAAATTCCAAAAAATAAATGAAATTATTGGGTCTTATTATCACAACCCAAATGGTGTTTCAACAAAACAAGAAACATTAAAAAAGGCTATTGACGAAGTAATAGAAGTAAGAAAAAAATATTCATGAAAAAAATAATATCATTTTCATTATGGGGTAATGATCCAAAATACTGTGATGGTGCAGTAAAAAACGCAATCTTATCAAAGATTATATATCCAGATTGGATCTGTAGATTTTATATTTCAGATAATGTAGATAAATCAATTATTGATAAACTAGAAAAAGAAAATTCAGAAATTTTTATTAAAAAAGATAAACCAGATTGGTCTTCAATGTTTTGGAGATTCGAAGCTGGTTACGATAATAATATTGATATTGTTATCTTTAGAGATACTGACTCAAGATTGAACTTAAGAGAAAAAAATGCAGTTGATGAGTGGGAAAAATCTGATAAGACATTTCACATCATGAGGGACCATCCGCATCACGGATATCCAATTCTTGGCGGAATGTGGGGAATGAAAGTTAATAAAAAATATGATTTTGAAAATATTCTAAAATCTTTTAAACCAGAAAATCAATATGGAACTGATTACGTATTTTTTATAAATACATTATTTCCATTTATTGGTGATGATAAAATTACACATGATGAATTTTTCGAAAAGAAACCTTTTCCAACGAAAAGGGAGGGCTATGAATTTGTTGGTCAAGTTTTTAATGGAAACGATGAAACACCAATAGAACATATCAACGCATTGTCTAGTTATGAATTTTTTTAATATAGATTGTCACATATCTGTTATAGCAGATATCAAAAACATCTTTGAAGATCTTGGTCATAAAGTCGATTCATGGTCATTGTCTGGACACAAATGGGTTTTTAATTTACCAAACTGTCCGTCCAAAATTATAAACGAAAACAATTGGAAAAACTTAAACGAAGAAATGGTTGAAATTTTTTATAAATTTCACAAAGATGAATTAGACAAGTATGATGCATTTATATGTGCATATCCGCCTTGTTTTTTGAAATTATTTGAAAAGTTCAACAAACCAATTATCGTAATTGCAGCGACAAGGTATGATTATCCATTTGCCGATGACCCCAAAAGACTAGCGTGGTTAGAGGAGTCATTAAACAATAATAAAAATTTAATTTTAGTTGCAAACAATCAATTTGATCAAAAATATTGTGAGCTTTTTCTTGAAAAAGAATGGCAATGGATTCCTAGTTTATGTAAATATACAAATTCAAAATATAAACCAATAAAAAATCAATCTATAATTTTTAGTAAATTTTTAATTGATTTTAATAATCATGATTTTATACATCAAAGTAAAATTCATCAATATTCATGGGACGAGCTTTACTCATATCAAAGTATAATTCATCTTCCATACAATGTTTCAACCATGTCTATATTTGAACAATATGAAGCTGGAGTTCCGCTTAATTTTCCATCATTAGAGTATGCAATTGAATTAATAAACAATAAAATACCATTATTTTCTGAAATTGTTTTTCCAAATAATAATCCAGATAGGCAACCTAATCTTTTTCTAAATAAAAAATGGCTATCTTATTCAGATTTTTACAACGGAACAATAAAAGCTTCGTTTTTCCAATTGGATAATATAAAAAAACCAGAAATAAATATTGATTACCAATCAAATAAAGATATAATTTATTCATTGTGGACAAAAATTTTAAATGAATTATGATTGGACAAATAGATTTAAAGGACGAGGCTGGCTTGCATATTAGAAAAATATGCGAAAGAGAAGATGTCCAAAATATTATTGAAATAGGAACATGGAACGGGATGGGGTCCACTTTTTGTATATATGAGGCAATTAAAAACACAAATAAAAAATTAATTTCTTTAGAGACATGTAAAGAAATGTATGATGTTGCCTTTGATTTTTATAAAAACAAAAAAGAAGTTTCTATTATTAATGGATTCATTAGTGATAAACTATTAGATTTCAACTTATTAGATGATTCATTTTTTACTGATTATGATAAAAATTTGAAATTATCATGGTATAATGAAGATCTAAAAAATATCAATAATTGTAAAAATGTTTTAGATCAAATTCCAGAAGAAATAGATTTTCTAATTTTAGATGGAGGCGAATATTCTAGTTGGAATGAATATTTGATTTTAAAAGATAGATCAAGAATTGTATTCTTAGATGACACAAGACCTCCAACAATAAAAAATTTTATGGCAAGAGAAGATTTATTGAAAACACATAAAATTATCGTTGATAATTTAAACCATAGAAATGGATATTGTATTTTTGAAAAATGAAAATTGCAGTTCAATCAATTATATTTAATGCGCAAAATAGCCTTCCATCTAAAATGTTGGATGCCTGGTTAGAGCAAGTCAATGATATTGGGGATTTTGTTTTTATTACAGAAGGAGCTACAAAAGCAAAAAACCATTATTGGGATGGAGATACATCTTTCTTTACAAAAGATGGAAAATCAACAGACAATACTGTCGATGTAATAAAAAAATTCGCAAAAAATAAATCAAACTTTTTTTTAAAAGAAGCCGAGCATTTCTGGGACGGTAAAACATCAATGTTAAATTATTGGTTTTATGAAAATTCTCCAATTTATGAAGCTGACTATGTTTGGCAAATTGATATTGATGAATTCTATAAAAAAAATGACATTAAAAAAATTATTGAAATTTTAAAACAAGAAAAACCAAGTAGAATTGATTTTTTTGCCAATCACTTTTGGGGTGGTTTTGATTATTGCATAGATGAAAGATCTGATGGAGTATGGGCAAATAAAATACCATGGATGAGAATATTTAAAATAAATAAAAATAGTAAATGGATATCTCATGAACCACCTAAGATGTTATTTAATGAATATGAGAAAATAATTTCAAAATATGAAACATTAAAAATGAACTTAAAATTAAATCATTATAGCTATGTTTCTGAAGAGCAAGTTTTATTTAAAAGTAAATTTTATAACAATCCTGATAAAATTTCTTTATTCAAGGAATGGCAAACAAACAAAGAATTAGATATATTTGGTTGTAAGACCTTTCCTTTTGCGGATCAACACCCAGAAATTATTAATAAATATTATAAAATAAAATAGAATATCTACATAAAGTATTTAATATAAATTCAAAATCAAATTAAATGCAAAATTTAAACGAAACATATTTTGGCAAAAAAATAGATCATATGGATATACTTAATATAGAAGATGCGTATAAATTAGCTACTGGTAAAAAAACAATAATTATTACTGGGGTTACTGGTCAAGATGGAAGTCACATGGTTGACTATTTGCTAAATAATACTGATTATGAAATTTTTGGTTGTGTTCGTAGATTGAGTGTTTATAATCATAAAAATATTTCTCATATAAATAACAAGCGCTTTCATTTAATTAACTTTGATCTTACTGATAGTTACTCAATTGCCAGAATAATAGAAAAAATAAAACCAGATTATTTTATTAATTTGGCCGCTCAAAGCTTTGTCGGAAGCAGCTGGGATTTTGCCCAACAAACATGGGAGACAAATGCCACATCAGCACTCAATATATTAGAGGCTATTAGACTTTACCACCCAAGCTGTAGGTTTTATCAAGCTGGATCTTCAGAAGAGTTTGGCGATGTATCTTATGTTCCTCAAGATGAAAATCATCCATTGCGTCCTAGAAGTCCATATGGAGCTTCTAAAGCCGCATCTAGACAGCTTGTTAAGGTCTGGAGGGAATCTTATAATCTTTATGCTGTTCAGGGTTGGCTTTTTAATCACGAGGGAATTAGACGTGGCGAAGAATTCGTTACCAGAAAAATAACCAAAGCGGTTGCGAGAATTAAAAATGCAATAGATAATAATCAAAATTTCTGCGCACTTGAACTTGGAAATGTTGATGCAAAAAGAGACTGGAGTGATGCCGAAGATTTTGTTGAAGGCATTTGGTTAATGTTAAATCAACAAGAACCAAAAGAATACGTTCTTTCTTCAAACGAAACCCACACAATTAGAGAGTTTGTTGAATTGGCTTTTAAGGCTGCTGGGATTATCGGTTATTGGGATGGTAGCGGCATAGATGAAACTTTTAATAACATTAATACTAATGAAATCTTAATGAAAATTAATATTAAATATTATAGACCTGCGGAGGTTGATCTCCTTTTAGGAGATTCCACAAAAGCGCGTGAGGAACTTGAGTGGAAACCAAAGACATCATTTAAAGAACTTGTTGACAAGATGGTTTTTCATGATATACTTGAGTATGGCAAAGTCTAAAATCAACAAAAAACACATTCTTGCCAAACTTACGCTTATCCCCACAAAGGATAAGCGTTTATTTTATATGCGCGAAATGAAATTTTTAAATCTTTTATGTGAAAGATATTCATTAGAATTTATGAATATAGTGTCATTTGAAAAAAAATTCGATTCATTAGCTTATTTGGTTAGCGATAAATTAAAAAACGTTCTTGATAAAAAGTACAGAGCATTCAATTTTAAGATTGACTTATCAAAATATCAGACTTACAATATTGGAGATAAATCTGGAGAAGATTTAGAAATAAAACGACTAGTTAAAACAATTAAAGATTTTTTAAATGAATAAAAGCAAAACGAAAGAAAAAGAACCGATATCATCTCAAAATATTTTAGATTCATTTTTAAAATCAAATAAAAGCGATCATTATAATTTTGAAGATGAAATTACATATAAAGTATCTAGCGGGTCTCTTCAATTAGATTTGCAACTAGATGGCGGATTTGGTCCAGGACTTCATAGATTTGTTGGTATGAATGAAGGTGGAAAAACATCAGAGTCTTTAGAGATTGTTAAAAATTTCTTGAGAGACCTACCAGATACAAAGGCTTTTTATATCAAAGCTGAGGGTAGACTCTCTCCAGAAATGAGGGAAAGATCTGGCGTTAAGTTCGTTTTTTCGGCTGAAGAATGGGTGGTTGGCACATGTTTTGTTTTTGAAAGCAATATTTATGAAACAGTTGTTGATATTATGAGGGAACTCATTTCCAAAAATGATGAAAAAGTTAAATATTGCTTTTTGTTAGATTCTGTTGACGGATTAATCACTAGAGGAGATCTAGATAAAAGTTTTGAGGATAGTAATAAAGTAGCTGGTGGAGCGGTTATCGCTGCCAACTTTATGAAAAGATTATCAATTGCCTTGGCGAAAAGAGGCCACATGGCAATTTTTATTAGTCAAGTTAGGGCTGATATTAAGTTAGATCCATATACAAAAGCTCCAATTAGACAAACAAGTGCAACTGGTGGAAACGCACTGCTTCACTTTGCTAATTATATAATTGAATTTGAGGCAAGATATAAAGGAGATTTAATACTACAAGACCCAACCAACAAAACACCCGATATTCAAAAAAATCCAATTATTGGACATTTTGCAAAGGTGACTGTTAAAAAGTCACCAAATGAAAAAACAAATATGACTATTTCGTATCCAATTAGATACGGAAGAAAAAATGGAACTTCAATATGGATTGAAAAAGAAATTGTAGATTTGCTTTACGCATGGGAATTTATAGAAAAAAAAGGTTCTTGGATTAATCTATCCGATGAATTTAAAGAAATGCTAAATGAAAACGGATTTATCCTTTCCGATAAGATTCAAGGAGATTATAATTTATTTAAAATAATTGAAGACGATAAAAAATTATGTCAGTTTTTAACTGCTTATTTCAAATCAGCAATTTGCAATCAAAATTAATATGAAATTTATTGGTTTAGATGGAAGAGAGAAAAATCTCAAAAACGCTAAAAAGTATTTAATTGATTGGCAAAAGGATAGTAGAAGCAAACTTCAATTAAATGTAAAAAATTTTCTTCAGCCATATTGGAGTACTGATATTGTGTTTGAAGAATTTAGAATAGCTGGAACAAGATTAACGTTTGATTTTTATAATGCTAATAAAAAAATAGCTATCGAAGTCCAAGGGCAACAACACACAAAATATATAAAATTTTTCCATACCAATAGATTAAAATATTTACAACAACTAAAAAGAGATCATAAAAAGCTAGAGTTTTGTGAAAAAAACAATATAAAATTAATAGAGATATATCATACAGATGTTGTCTCAAAAGAATTTTTTGAAAATCAAGATATTTATTTATAATGAGTGAATTTGAACCATACGAACAACCTGAATTTAGCATACCAGAGAACTTAGTTAATAAGCTTTATGAATTTAGTGGCGATTCCGATAAATATAAAGGGGTAATTATCGCATGTGTAACTGAGAAGGGTCATCCATTAATTTACTCTAGATTTGATTCAATGATTACAGAGCTTGGGTTAAGAAAAGCGATGATGGATTTCTTGGAGAAGTCTGATGGAGATACTGAATGCATCTCAGATTAATCTTGATTTTGATATAGATACATGTTAATTTAGTAATAATGATATACAACTTTGAAATAGAGAAACAGTTTCTTGCTGGGCTAATTAAAGAGCCAGATAATTTTTCTCAAATTGCAAACTTTATAAGTGCATCTGATTTTTATTCAGATCAAAGCAATCTTCATAGCACTATTTTTACAATTATAAAACAAGCCATTGAAGCTGGCGATGCAATAGATGAAATCATCATTGCCCAAAGAGTGAATTCTATAGGGCTGTCTTTTGAAGACAATGTAAACCCATCTGATTATATTAAATCCTTAGCTTTGAGGAAAGTACCATTTGGTAATTTAATTAAAACAGCTAAAGAATTAAAAAAATACTCCGTAAGAAGGGAAATATATAATTCCGCGCAAAATGTTTCAAAGATAATGAAAACAATTGCGCCAGAGTCGTCTTACAAACAGATAGTTGAATCTGCTGATGTTATATATAATTCAAAAATTAATTTATTTGAAATCGGAAACGATACACCAGAAAACATCTATGATGAAATGGAAAACATCGTAGAAGACAGAGGTAATAATCCAATCACTGAATTTGGTATGATGGGACCACATACTAAAGTAAATGAGATTTATGGTTCTCTATTAAGACCTGGAAATATCACTGTTATCGTTGCTAGATCTGGAGTTGGTAAAACACAGTTTTGCATGGATTACTCAACAAAGGTTAGTGTAAAATATAAAGTTCCAGTTCTGCATTTTGATAATGGAGAAATGAGTAAAGAAGAGCTTGTCATGAGGCAGTGTGCCGCACTATCTGGAGTACCAATGCATTTGATTGAAAGCGGCAAATGGAGACAAGCTGGCGAGGAAACTGTAAACAAAATTAGATCAGTTTGGAATAAGATTAAAGATCTAAAATTTTATTATTATAATGTTGGCGGCATGGACGTAGATTCAATGATTAATACCTTGAAAAGATTTTATTATTCTAAAGTTGGCAGAGGGAATAGCATGATATTTTCTTTTGACTACATCAAAACGACATCAGAAGCATCTAACAATAAAAATGAATGGCAAGTTGTCGGGGAAATGGTTGATAAATTTAAGAAGTGTATTCAAAAAGAAATTCTAGAAGATGGCAATCCAGTAATACCTATGATTACTTCCGTTCAGTCAAATAGAAGCGGAATCACCAATAATCGTAATTCACAAAATATCATTGACGACGAAAGCATCGTCTCTCTTTCTGATAGAATTACTCAATTCTGCTCTCATATGTTCATCTTGAGAAATAAAACATCAGATGAAATAGAGACAGAGGGAGCTAGATTTGGAACTCATAAATTAGTTAATGTAAAATCAAGACATCTTGGTCAGGATATTGCTGGCGCAGTTGAACCAGTCCGCATTAATGACACCTTAAGAAAAAACTTTATTAATCTTGAATTTAGAAACTTCAACATTAAAGAATGTGGAGATTTGAGAGATATTGCAAGAGCTTTAGAAGGAACAGAACTAGATGATGACAACGAAAATGATGAAATCCCAGACTTTGATAGATTCTAATAAAATTAAAGATATTTTAGAATCAATAGGATATCAGTTAATTGATTGCGGAAATCATTGGAGAACAAGTGCTTTATATAGAAATGGGGATAATAAAACCGCTGTTCAAATATATAAAAATACTGGTGTTTGGACTGATTTCGTAGACAATCAAGGACCAAAACCAATCGAAGCCTTAATAAAGCTAACATTAAAACATGATAAAAAACAATTAAATTCAATATTAAAAAATATTTTGAATGGAGAGGTAGTAGAATACATACCAAGAGAATTAATACAAATGGAAAACGTTTACCCGAATACAATTTTAGAAAGATTATTTCCAAATTACAACTTTTATAAGAACAGAAAAATCTCAGAAGAAACTCAAAAGTTTTTTAAGACTGGATTGGCTGGAGTTGGTCAAATGTACAGAAGAATGGTTTTTCCTATATATAATGAGCATGAACAGATCGTTGGATTTTCTGGCAGAAAAGTAGATGATAATAATGACTATCCAAAATGGAAGCATTTAGGAAAAAGAAGAAATTGGATTTATCCAGCTTATGTACCATCCGAAGACAATGTTGATAAGATTATTTCAGAAAAAAAAGAAGTCATCTTGGTTGAAAGCATAGGTGACTGCATGTCATTATTTGAACAAGGAATAAAAAATACACTTGTTACATTTGGTTTGGGTATAAACTCTAATATTATATCGTATTTAAGCAGCAAAGAAATTAATAAAATTATAATATCAAATAATAATGATTTTGAATCAAGCAAAAATCATGGACTTGTTTCATCTATAAAAACATTTATCGTTTTAAGTAAATTTTTTAACTTGGATCAACTTATAATAAAATTACCACCAAAACCATATAATGATTTTAATGCTGCACACGAAGAGGATTATGATTTTAATAATTGGATCAATGCCGAACTAGATCAAAGAAAACAATTAGAATTTATTATAGATTTCATAGAGAAAAATAGCGCCCATTTTAATATCAACGATATTAAAAAATTCAAAAAACTTTACAATGAGCAATTTTAAAACATCTCTTTCTGCGAGTAGAATAAAGACAGCGCAGTCATGCTCTTGGTTGTATTGGGCTAAATATCATCTTAAGATGCCAGATCCGAGTAATGATGGCGCTAAGAGAGGATCTATATGTCATTTAATATTTGAATTACTTGGCAATCCAAAAAGAAAAAAACATTTTAATTTAATTATTAAACAACAAGATATTTTTTGTGTTGAATCCATAAAGAGACTTGTTTTAAAACACGCCAAAAAAGAAGGTGTAGACGATGAAGATAATATCAATTTAATCAAAGAAATGACATTTAATGGTTTGTCTTATGATTTTTTTGGCAATCAAAATGCGACCCCATTCAAATCCTTGTCAGAACAATCTTTTGATATTGAAGAGGATGATGGATTAATTAAATATAAAATAAAAGGATTTATTGATAAGCTTTTTCTGTATAAAAATAAAAAATTCGCTCTAATTAGAGACTTTAAAAGCAGTAAGTCAGTTTTTTCTGGAAAAGAAATAACGGATAATATGCAAGACTTAATGTACAGTCTTGCGGTTAAAAAACTATTTCCAGAATTTCATAATAGAGAAAGCGAGTTTTTATTCCTTAAATTTGATTTAGATGAAGAGTCAAAAAATTCTGGTATCATAAGAATGAAACCCATTACAGATGAAGAGCTTTTTGGTTTTCAGGTGCAATTAACCGAAATACAAAAATATTTAGACAATTTTTCTGAAAAAGATGCTAAAAAAAACATGGCTCATTATAAAGGTTATCCATCAGATAAATCTTTTAGTGGGAAATTATTATGTGGTTTTGCATCCAAAAAAGGAGAACTCAAAAAAGATGGAACTAAAAAATGGAATTGCCCAATGAGGTTTGATTTTTTTTATTATCATATTTTTAATAAAAAAGGAGAATTTGTTTCATCGGTTATGGAAGAAGACTTTAAAGAAACTCTGGTTCCTGACGATGGCAGTTATGAGATGAAATATTACGCTGGTTGCCCAGCCTTTTCTTCTTGATTTTGTTGATTAATCATGCTACGATATATAGGTATGATACCTATTTTTAAATCTTGTTACTCCATAGGCAAGAGTATACTTACAATCGAAAAATCTGACGATTTGGATGGTCCAGATAGCATCATTAACATATGCAAAGAGAATGGTATTGATAGGCTTGTTCTAGTTGAAGACTGCATGACGGGCTTTATTAAAAGCCATAATTTATGCAAAGAAAACGATATGCAATTAATCTTTGGTTTGAGATTAACATGTTGCAATGATATTGATGAAGATTCAAATTTATCAAATCATAAAATTATCATCTTTGCAAAGAATGATAATGGTTGCACTTTATTAAATAAAATATCCACGTTTACATCCTTAGTCGGCAAAAATAAGATTGATTTTAATTATTTAAACTCTATTTGGACAAAGGACTTGGATTTAGTTATTCCATTTTACGACTCTTTTATATTTAATAATAGTATGTATTTAAACAACTGCATACCAGACTTTAACAAAATTAAACCATCATTTTTGATAGAGAGAAACGGTTTGCCATTTGATTCTTTGATTGAAGATCTTGTTTTAAAATTCACAAATTATGATAAAAAATATAATACTGTTTTATGCAAATCAATTTTCTATAAGAGTAGAAAAGATTATGAAGCCCTGCAGACTTACAAAATTCTATGCAATAGATCTTTTGGTAAAGTATCATCGCTATCTAATCCAAATTTAAATCATTTTGGTAGTAATGAATTTTGTTTTGAAAGTTATTTAGAAAATCATGAAAGAGAACTTACTAAGATTTAATAAGAAGCAGAGATATTTAATTTTTGACACAGAAACAGAGGGCTTGAATTTAATTAATTCTCGTCCGTGGCAAGTTGCTTGGATTCTGGCGGAAGGAGATAAAGTCTTAGAAAAACACGATCTTTATATAAGATGGGAAGATCTAAACATTTCTGATGAGGCGGCAAAAAT